GCTGGTTCGGCCATTGGTGTGTCTATGAATCAAGCTGCGGATGGTGAGGTTCTAGAAATTGCAGATGGTATAGTTATGGTTGAAGCTGGCGTAGCTATTACTCCGGGGGCTGGTATTGAGGTTGGTACTGACGGTAAAGCTGTTACTAATACTAGTGGTATTGGTATTGGTATTGCTTTAACTGGTGCTGCTGGCGCAGGCAACATTGTTGCAGTTAAAATGCTTAATACTTCTGTAACTAATGGTGTTGATGGCGCTGATGCTCCGCTCGTTCAAACTTTTGTCTACACTGCAGCTGATTTAGAGGCTGGTGTTGACATTACTGACGCTATTATCGGTGTAGTTCCTGCTGGTTACGATGCAACTGTTATCGATGCCCAAGTAATTTCTACTGGTACCGCCACTGGTATTGGGGCGGAAGCTACTTCAGTAGTTCTTCTTGAAGTTGGTTCTACTAAAATTGCAGAAGTTACTTTTGATGCAGAAACTGCTTTTCCGGCAGCTGGTGCGGCTGAGGCTATCACATTAATTCCTGCAGAAGCTGAACTTGAAGCAGGCTCAGTATTACTGCTGACTGTCACAAATGATGCAGCAGTAAATCTTCCGGTGTTCATGGTACAGATTACTCTGACCTTGACACCTGCAGTTTAATAAGAAGGGAGTGTTGACAAGTGCCTAAAATGCAAGATGCTCACATTGACAGAGCGTTAACAAATATGTCAGTTGCATATATGCAGGACGCTAGCAATTATATAGCTGACAAAGTTTTTCCTGTTATACCTGTTAAGCGTCAGGCTGATCTCTACTACATTTATAACACTGGGGACTTCTTGAGAGATGAAGCCAAGGTTAGAGGAGCTATTTCGGAATCTGTTGGCGGTGACTACGATCTTGATTCAGCTACTTACTACTGTAAGAAATATGCTTTCCATAAGGATGTTTCTCCAGAGGAGCGCGTGAATTATGATGAACCACTTGATGCAGATAAGGACGCGCAGATTTTTGTTTCTCAGAAGATGCTTATCCGTAGGGAAATGGAATGGGCTTCTAAGTTCTTTAAAGCTGGTGTATGGAGTAATGAGATTGCAGGTGATTCAGCAGCCGATACAGGTAAAGCTATCTATTGGAACAAGGACACATCTAATCCCATCCAGAATATAACAGATGAAGCAGTCAAGATGGCGGCTCGCACAGGCTATAGGCCAAATACATTGGTGTTGTCGCCTTACGTATTCAATGCACTAAAGAATCACTTTGATGTTCTTGACAGAGTTAAGTATACAGAAACTGGTGTTGTTACAACGTCCTTGCTCGCGTCACTGTTCGAAATTGAAAATGTGTATGTAGCTTGGGCAGTAGTTAATAACAGTGCTAAAGGTTCTGATGATGATGTTAATTTCATCATGGGCAAGAATGCGTTACTTTGTTACAGTAACCCTAATCCTAGCCTGAGAACGCCTTCAGCCGGCTATATCTTTGCTTGGACTGGTTTAGAGGGTGCTGGAGCTTACGGTAACCGTATCGTTAGAATTCCTATGGATCTGCTCGGCCTAGGTGTAGAACGTATCGAGGGCGAAATTGCTTTTGATGCTAAGCAAGTTGGCGATGACCTTGGTGTGTTCTTTAAGGACATCGTAGAGTAATGTTCGTAGTTAGGCGCTCCTTTAGGGGGCCACGAGGACCTATATCTGCTGGCTCTATCATTGAGCCAGCAGATATAAGGAACTTTAGGTACCGACTACAAGAGAAGCATATCATAGAAGTTACCGAGCAGAACTTCAATAGTTATCGTGTATTTTTTAAACAGCGTTTTGGGGTAGACATTGGTGCAGCAAAGGAACTTGAAGAACGTAAAAAGATGCTTGCTTCAAAATGTGCCAAATTAAAGTTAGAGCTGCCAGAGGACCTAACTATTGAGCAGCTTGAACAAGCAATAATTGACGCTGAAGCAAAAGCTGAAGCAAAAGCTGAAGCAAAAGCTGAAGCAAAAGCTAAAGCAAAAGCTGCTACAGAAGCAAAAGTTGCAAAAGTTACTGCTAAATAGGAGGTGATAAGATGTCTTGGAGTTATTCTGGAAATCCAGCTAGTAGTGAAATGGATGAGCTCCGATTTATTATTGGAGATACAAATATTTCTGAACCTATTATGCAGGATGAAGAACTTGAGTATCTTATCACTAAGTATGGATCTAATAGAAATTTGTTGATGTACCAAGCTTTTACACGTGCAGCAACTTTATTTGCTAGGGATATTAAACGTAGCTTAGGCCCACAATCTGAAGATCCTACTGAGAGACTAAAGTATTTCAGGGACCAGGCTAATGCATATAAGGCTAAGCTTGCAATTGCTGGCATATCAGTACCAGTATATAATTATCCCAAGGTATTCCATAAAGGTATGCATAGCAATCCACCTTGGCCAGCAGGCGGTGATAGTAATGTTTAAGAGCTTAAAAGCTTGGATGAATTTACCGTTTGTTTTTAAGCCTTACATTGGTCGCAGCGGTACCGGTACTAAACAGTTTGCGGATAATGAATCTGGTTTATGCTACGCAGAAGGTTCTGTGAAAGTTGTGAAAGATGCTCAAGGAAAAGAAGTAGTATCTACAAAGCAACTGTACGTCGATGGTAACTCTTCTATTAAAGAACTCGACAATGTAGTGTTCGAGGGACGCGAGTCAGAGATTAAAGCTATCGGCTACTTTTATAGGAACGGGCTAGTAGATATGAAGGTGGTGTATCTCTAATGCGTGGCTTTGCAGAATTTTCATTTAATAGACAGGATATAAATGCATTTACAGCTAGGTGCGAGTTTGCTATACGGAACATTAGCAGTGGTACTAAGAAAGCTACTGAGGCTGCCGCTAAAGAGATAATGGACGAAAGTAAGCGCCAAGTACCTAAATTGACTGAGACATTACTAGCTAGTGCTTTTTATGAAGTAGCACGTAGAACAGATACAGCCGCTACAACTTGGGCCTATGAAGCATTATTAGGGTATGGCGGTAATGGTGACCCTATAAATCCTGTTACTGGTAAACCAGCGTCATCTTACATGGTGGCAGTGCATGAGAATTTAGACGTGTTTCACCCCGTAGGTAAAGCTAAGTTCCTAGAGGACCCAGTAAGAGAATACGCTGATAAGAACTTTAAGAGAACTGTGTTTAAATATGCAAAGGAATCGCTAGCAGGCATGAGTGATTAGAAAGGGGGTTGCTAATGAATAAGCCATTGTTACTTGACATTGTATCATTTCTTATAGCTAAGCAACTTGTCGTAGAAGATGGTACAGATGCATTTCGTGACTTTACTCCAGAAGCACCCGATTCTCTAGTAGCTCTACATGAGTATAGCGGTGCCCCTGCATCTTTATATGACCCTGCAGTTCATCGGTCTGTACAG